CATAAATTTGTAAACCACGATGGCAGCTGTGAGAACATCTCGAAGAACAATTTTACTTTGTCCATCGCTGTTGGGTCATCCGATATGACTGCCCACGCAAGCACCAACACGGGCAAACTTAAAATTATCAAAACCGCCTCGTCTTTCCAGTCCGATTGTCGGGCTTCTAACAATTTGCCTTGGTAAGCTTCCTCTCCTTGGGCCATCTTTCTTGCATGCATCATTTGTGCATCCGCCATGAGCATTTTTGTCTCTTGACGTTTTTTAAAAATGTGAGTGCCTGCTTGTGCGGCTAATTTAATTGCCGATAACCACATATTAGTACGCTTTAGATTTTCTTTTCTTCTCTGCTAGTACTGCACCTTGACCTTGAACTTCTTCTTCAGGTCCACCAGTACCAATATAGTTATAAGCTTTGTCAGCTGACGTTTTTGATCTTGGATCAATCTCGATTTGCTGTTCAGAAACCTTAACTTCTTTAATTTTGTCTAATTTTTCCATAATTGTCTCCTTATTTTTTTATTTTAACTGTTTTTTTATTAATTGTCACTAACCTTTACGCATGATTTCAATATTTGGAACCATATTTTCAGTATTCTTCATCATTGAGTCCGCACTAGGTATAGTTTTGCTTAAAATTGTCTTTTCAATTGATGTATCAGCTCTTAAATTTGCTAATTCTTCATTTTGTTGGAGCTTATCTTCTTGATTTGTTTGATTCATCATAGTTTTCATCTTATCAAGATTCATTCTCTCTTCATCTTGTTCTTTTTTACGTTGATTTTCCATAGCTCTAAGGTCTAATTCTCTTTCTCTTAGTTTAGCAATAGGATCATTATCAAATTGTGAAGTAATTTTCTTCTCTTCATTCATAAATTCTTCCATCATTTCAGCAATTAGTTGTGCTTTTCTAGCTTCCACTCTTTGTTGCATCATCATGAACTGCATTTGCATCTGTTGTGCCATTTGTGGATTCTGTTGCATAGCCATTTGCATCTGTTGCATTTGTACTAACTCATCTTTGAATTCTAATTCAATTTGTTCTTGAGCCATTAGACTAATATGTTCAAAAATATTTTTCTCAAGACTTGCCATTACCATTGGATTGTTTCTTGCAATGTTAGTTGCCATGAAATTTAAGTGAGCAGTTATATGTGCTCTATGATCTTGTCCAGGAAATGCTTGAAACTGTGCTCCACCTAAAGCATCAATGTGTTCTAATGCTGGATCTTTAGGAGCTGGTTGTTGTGGTCTTATTAAAACCTGATCAATATTTTTTACACCTAATGCTTCATACATATTTCTGTATGATTGATACATGTTGTGCATTTGTGGATTAGATTGTGCCAGCTGGAGTTCCGTTTGCGCAAGTGAAATACGCTGTGTTTGAGAAAAAATGTTAGGGTCAGCAACTGGCACTATATCTACTCTATCATCAAAATCAGATTGCATAATCATTTTTTGACCCCCAACGACATCATACGGATATTCTTGTGGTAGATATAACTTGAATACTCTAGCTAAAATTCTAAATTCGTTTTTTAAAGCTGAGTAAATTCTTTTGTGAATTGCAGACATTGTTCTACTTCCTCTTTCAAGTAGAGCAACTGTTGTTCCTACTGCTGCTTGTTGATTGCCATCACCAACTTGTAAATCTGCAATCGATGCAAATCTTTGACCAGCGTTTACTACAACACCCATCAAACTTAATAAAGTCTGTGATGGTTCTTTAAAAGGTAACATCATAAATGAATCTCTTAAATTACCACCAGGTGCATCTACATCTCTAAATTCACCGGGTTGAATTGATTGTGCATCATCTCTAATTCTAATACCTCTCATTTTAAATCCAGCTGGTAAATTAGATAATGTTCCTGCATCTAGTAATTGTCTAAGTGCACTTGTTGCAGTTCTTGACAATCCACCAATCATATGAATTAAACCAAAACCATAAAAACCAAGTCCCGGTAAAAATTTAAAATGTACAAAGTATTGTATTTTTCTTTTCATTGGATCACCTGCTTCATAGTTTCTTCTAATAGATAAAATCTCATTTGATCCTTCTATGAAAGTTACAATGTAAGGTATTTTAATTCCTGAGGGCTCACCAGTCTCTTGATTCGTATCTTCGAAACCTTCTAAATCTAAATCAACGTGACATTCTAATAATGTAAATACATCTTCATCTTTTGTTTTTGAAACTCCTTCAAGTTCTCTTTCTTTTTTGTCAATCTCTGTTTCTTTGTCTTGAGGTTTTCCAATTTCTACATCTCTATAGAAACCTGCTACTTGTTGTTTTCTTAAATCGTTTTCTGAAATTTTTACACGATGAATAATTGCTTCCGCATCATCTAATGAGGTAGCTGTGTACGGAACAATTAAATCATCTGCCGGAACAAATTTTGATACTGCTCTTTGTTCCATATCATCATAATAAACTTTTTTAAAAGCAGAACCTGCAAGAGGAAGATTAAATAACATTTGATCAAACTCTGGTTCATACTCTTTCATCTTTTCCATTATTTGATAATTCATAAAATCTTTAACACGAGTTGCTTGTTGTGTTTTATCAGGAGTAGGCATTCCTAGAACTTGAGTTCTAACTGGTCCATCTGCTGGAAGTAATTCTTTATAAGCTAATGCTTGAAACTGTGTAACTGCTTCTGCAAGAACTGGATGTGTTGCACCAGAAGCTCCTTGAAAAGGTTCTGTTCTATTATCGTATTTAAAACCTAAAAGGTCTAACCCTTTAGTATAAGTTTGTTCCCACTCTTTTCTTGAAGAAGAGTAGTCCATGTATTTATTATTTAAGTCAGAAGATAATTCTCCCAAAACATCGTCAGGTAAAAATTCTGCTAAATTTGAATAATGCTCATCACCACCTTCAGGTGATGCAGCTTTTGGATCTAAATTAATATCAACCGAACCATCTTCATTTTCTTGAATGTCGACAGCTTCAGGTGATTGTTGTTCTTCAGTTACTTCTTCAACTAACTGTTCTTGAATTTCTTCTTCACCAGGTAAATTAAATTCTTTTCTTACTTCGTTGGGAAGTGCTTTGTCTATATCCGCCATTTATTTTTTCTCCAGATTGTTTGACTGTTTTAACAGTATTATAATTAATATTCAACCCCTGAGGCATGGGTCCTGATTTAGGGGGTATGGTTGTAGTTAGTCTTTTATACATTATCAGGTCTCTTAATCAGTTTTTGAACGTCAATTAAATCTATTTGTCCACCCAAAGGATCTTTAAATTCACCTGAACCTAGTCCAGGAGCGCCTTTAGCTTTTAGACTTTGTAAGGCGTTTTTAGCTATTGTTAAAATTCCTTTTCTTTCAGAAGATCTAGGTTTTGCTTGTTTTAAATTTAAACCTGCTTCTCCTTTACCTATAGTCATTTTTGGGTCTCTAATTTTTTCTTTAATCATAATTCCACTTGGATCTAGTGCGGTTCTTCTGATAGACATTCTAGATTTTATGTTTGCATATTTTGGATTATCTGATCTTAGTTGTCTATCTTCTTTCATTAAAGCAGCTATTTTTTCTGTTTTAACTTCAGGTTTTAATTTTTCATTTCTATATACTGTTAGTATTTTATTAAAATTATTTTGAATTTTCTTTTCAAAGTTTTCATAACTTTTAATATTTACATCTGCAGGAAGATAAGCCAAATTAGATAAAGTAACTGGAGTATTATATTGACCTATGTGAGATAAATTAAGACCTCCTTTACCTGCTATCTTTTTTTCTATATTTGGATTAGATATTTTTTTTAAACGTTCTAATCTTTTTTTAGATGTTATAGCTTTTTGAGTTTTTTGTTTCTCAGGATCAGCAGGTGTAATTCCCTTTTTTTGAAATACAACATCTTTATTTTTTGTATCCGTTCTTGTTAAAATTTTTTCCTTTTCAAATCGTGTAGGAGTATAACCTTTATACTTTGGATCATTAATAATTCCTTGTATCTGTGCAGTTGTTTTAGGAGTAAATTGGTTACTACCTTTTACATTTCTAACTTCACCATCTTTTGTTCTAAAGCCAGTGTTTCCTTTTTGAAAACCCATTCCTGTTTTAGGATCACTTCCTCCAGCTCCTTTTCCAAAATTAACTCTACCTCCATCTTCAAAACTCTTTTTAAATTTTATATTAAATGCTGGACCTCTATCTCCAACGGTGGCAGAACCACTAAAACCTTCTCCATCTCTATTATAATCTAATCCTATGTTTCTATCTCTGTAACTTTTTGGATCATCTAAAAAAATCTCATTATCTTTATATTCTATTTTGTCTCTAAATTTTCCGTACTGCACATCTCCAATTAAATTAACTTTTTCTGTTAAAGGTATGTCCATAGTTAAAATAGCATTTATAATTTCTTTATCAGAAGTAATACCTTCTGGTGCACCTTGAATCTGTTGTTTACCAGTCTTAGACCCTGAAGCTTGGATTTTAACACTTCCTCCCGCTTTAAAATTAACTCTACCCCCATCTGCATATCTATCTAGTTCAGCATCATACTGTCTTATTTTTTCAGTGATCATTTCACCTTTCTCACCAAACAATGGCATGACAATATCATAATAATCTGATGCAGATATATCTTGTTGGTCATATGCTTTTCTTGCAATTTGTCCAACTAGATTAACATAAGTTCTTGGTGATAATGTATTAACTGCTGCTTTAGTATTTAACATATCTAATACTTCTGCAGTTTGAGATTTTTCTTTAGCTATCGTATATTGTTTTGGTTTTGCTTTAGGAACAATTGGTTGTCCTTGTTCTAGAAAATAAGACCCGATGTCTTTGGCCATGTTAACCTCTGGCTTCTGATAAAGCTTCTGCTAAAAATTCTCTAAAGGACATTGGTTCTAGTCCTAGTTCTCTCATTTCGAAAACATATTTTTTATATTCATACATTGCTGAATCAGCATCGTCATCAAGTTCAGCCATTTTAATTGATGGAGCACTTTTCTTACCGAATTGATCTTCGATTTTTTCTTCTAGCTCGTACATCTCTTCTTCAGATAAAAGTTCCAAAGGCTTACCAAATAAATCTAAAGACATGTCATTTTTTTCAGCCATTGGATCTGGAGATGATGCCATCATTTTACTTCCTTCAAGACTCTTGATCCCTGAAGCCTGATCCATTCTATCGTCAGAACCCATTGCATAACCTATTCTGCCACCGTAAGCCATATTTTTTGAAAGTCTTTCTCTAGCTTCTTCAATTGCTTCTTGTTGAGAAAAACCTCGTTCTCTAAGTCTCTCTACAAGTTCCATAAATTTATCTTCACTTCCATTTGCATAGTTAGCACGCATCATGCCTCCGGCTGCTTCGTTCTTTCTCATCATGTCAGCTTTATCAGCCATCATATCTGAAAAATCATCCATAGCGATTTTATAAATTTTAGCTTGCATTTTAGGACTTAGATTAAAATAATCATAACCCATATCATCTGCTATATCTGCTGCTAAATCTTCGATTGCTTGTTTGTCCATAATTCCTAATAATACACTTTTGGTTTAGCTTGTAAAGGCTCATCTTCATAATCATCTGGGTGTTGAATTAGACCCCCTTGTCTAAATCTCATTACCGCTTGAGTCATCGAGTCCACCAAGTCATCATGATCTCCATAAGGAAAAGCAGCGCACTCTTCAATTACTTCTTGTGCAAAGTCCATATCAAGTGGTGCATATATTTTACCACTTTCAAATAATGGAGAAACTGAATTAACTCTAGTGTGTTTATCATTACCTTTACTCGGTGTAAAGTTAATTACTGGAATACCCATTTTTCTAAGTTCATAAGTAAGCGGTAACCCTGAAGCTTTGCCCTCAATGATTACGGTTTCCGGGTTCCAGTAACCATATTGCTCTAATGCAATACGTCTTAGTTCTGGAAACTCATATCTTCCTTTTAAACAATCCACTAAAATTAAACAAGGACCGGAATCTTCTGTTGGGTGAAATACACCCCAGGTGGTAATAGCAGAATAGTCGGCAGTTTCTTTTTTCATAAATGCGGTATCATAAGATTGTATGACATGTTCTAAAGGTGGAATGTCTCCTTCCCAATCTTTCCACCATTCTCTTTTGATCAAAGCACCTTCATCTCCAGTTGGATTTTGCATGTACTGCGCATTCCATTTTGATAATGGGATCGAAGCTTTAACTGCTTCTAAATCTTCTAGCTTCCAATATTCCGGCCACAGGGGTTTATCAGAAGGTAGGATTGCAGGAAACTCAATTACTTCCCATTGATCCGCTTTATTTTCTTTTTGTGCTTTAATTAATCTTCCCGTTAAATCTTTCTCATTCCATCTTGTCATTACAATAATAATTGTTCCACCGGGTTGGAGACGTTGACGTGGACCAGAAGTATACCATTCATAAGTTCTCTCCAAAGCTTGTGCATTCATTGCATCTTGTTCAGTGTGCGGGTCATCAATAATTAATAGGTCAGCACCCCTTCCAGTAATTGCAGAACCAACACCAGCAGCATAATATTCTCCACCTTGTTCTGTTTCCCATTTACCAGCGGCCTGGGAATCAGGATTTAATCTAGTTTCAAAAACTTCTTTATACTCAGGTGTATCCATTAAAGCTTTTGCTTTACGACCAAACCTTACAGATAATTCAGTTGTGTTAGTTGATTGAATAATTTTTAATTTAGGATTTCTACCTACCATCCACGCAGGTAATAGATAAGATGCAAATTCAGATTTAGTATGTCTAGGTGCCATATTAATAATTACTCTTTTTGTTTTACCTTGAGCAATCTGATTAAATTTTTCTGCAACTTCTTTATGATGTTTACCTTCTACAAAATCTGGCCATACATGTTTAACAAAAGCCATGAAGTCATTTTTAATATCTGCTTGTTTTTTCTTATCTTTCCATTTAGCCATATAAATAGCTAATTGTCTTTTTACATCAGGTGGTAATTTCTCAAACTTTTTTAACTTCTCTATATCCATAGTGCATTCGAAAAAAATTTTCTAAAAAATTTTTTGATATGTGTTTTAAAAAGAGTAACTATTTTACGCTTATGAATATCTAAATCCTTGTTTAAATACGTATCGTAGGGACCCCTTTTTATTTATACCTTAATTCATTATTTAAAAAATTGCAAATTTTGGTTTGGCTCTGGTACCTCTATTGCCCTGCGACATTTTGTCGCAGGACATTGCAACGCACATAGGAGGTATGTGTTCTGTGTTTGGGTGCGACATTTTGTCGCACCCTGTAATATTATCTTGACACTAGTCTAGTAAAACCATGTAAGCGTCAGCGTTGTTTTCTCTGAACCAGTTTAAGTTGGCTCTCACTTTGTCCCAAAGTTTAGAACCTCCATAGCCTAGTTTTTTATCTTCCTCAGTTGCCATATATTCATAATAGAATATAGCGTCATGTTTCTTAGCCTCTTCTCTTGTAAGCATTATAGATTCACCACTAAATCTATTTACTCTTTTGTGTGTCTTTTGTTCTGTCATATTTCTCCTTTGTTGTTAATGACCTATATTAGCACAATGGCTCGTTGAGAGCCATTGTACATAGTGTCGCACTAATCAAAAAAATTTCCCTTAACCCATGCTTTGTGAGTTGTGTTCATTTTGTATTGTCCATTATGAGCACATGCATATGCACCTGGCTCTCTTGTATCCCATACTCCATTACCTAATGGTAATTTATCATTAGCCTCCTCGGTGTTTTTAAATTTGTATTTTTTGCTTTCGTATATAAATGTTTTCATATTTCTCCTTTGTTTGTTAATGACCCATGATACCAGATTCCTGAAC